CCCCCGTGAGCTTCGAACAACGGCTTCTTGAGGAAGCTCGCCGCGCCCCGCTTCTCGCCGCCCTGCGAAACTTCCCTCGCGTAGAGAAAACCGATTCGCCGGCGTGGGCTAAAAAGAGAACCGTTACCGGGGCGAAGGCTCAAGGGTATGTTTACGAGAAAAAGGTGGGAAAAATACTTACAAAGCTTTGTAACGAAAAGAACTGGAAGCTTTGGGATCATCAGTGGTTTGTATACAACAGGGGAACAGAGATTAAGTACTTCCAGCCGGATTTCATAATCGAGCGGCCAAATGAGCAAGGGATTTTATTAGAAGTAAAATTAACCTATACAGACGCAAGTGAGCAATTTAATAAGTATAAAGAGTATTTAAGGCTTTACGGGGTAGAGTGCTTTCCTGTGACTGTGGTTAAGAATCTTACGCCGGGCGTGCTGAAGGATTTAATTGTGGATGACTTTGATAAAATACAACCAAATTCGGTATGGCACTTATGGATATAGATAGATCTGATACAGTATTGGTTCCACAGTGGAAGCGTAACCCTGCTACGGTAGATCCGCCGGCGGGAATAGACGACTTTATCGCACGCTCCAATGAATATTTCAACGAGTGTGCCAACACTGACACCCGGCCAACCATTACAGGTTATGCAATAGCTATTGGACTACCCGGCCCCACGTCTTTAATTAGGTTGGGCCAACGGATTCCTGAGTTACGTTTTTCCATTACCCGGTGTATGATGACTATAGCCGCAGGGTATGAAGAAATGATCGGCTTTGGCAATGCTGCTGGCCCGCTATTCATGCTTAAAAACATTCCAGATTTTGATCCAGATGAACCTGTAGGTTCGCCGCCTGTACAGTTTTTTAATGATAGGAAAGAAATTCTATTACAGTCTAACGTACACGGTGCGGCTAGCTCTAACGCCGGATTTGAGGATGAAGACCCGATAGAAACGTATGTGCGGCTTTTGCAAAAACGTGGCTACGTTCCAGGTGAGAAAGAAGCACCAAGTGTCTTTAAGAAAAATTCTCAAAAACCTCACCGTAAAGCATTAACTATTATTACAGAAGGATGGGAAGATGAGTGAATTTGACCCTTCCAATTTTAACTGGGTAAATCCCAATTACAAAGAAGTCTTTGAGTTTAGGCTTGAGGCTTTAACTCGTTTACGAAAGAATCCCGGCGTGCTACCGAAATTAATGAGTTATTACTCAACACACTGGGCGGATTTCATAAACGACTGGGGAATGACTTTTGACCCTCGTGAGCCTAAAGATAAATACTTTCCGTTTATTTTATTTCCCCGGCAAGTTGAGTTTGTTAATTGGGTTTATGACTCTTACACCAATTCCCGCCGGGGACTCGGTGAAAAGTCTCGTGACGTAGGATTTACTTGGCTTTGTGCGGCGTGTGCAGTTTGTGTTTGGCTGTTTTATCCTTCCTCAGTCGTTGGCTTTGGTAGTCGTAAGAAAGAACTTGTAGACAATGGGGAACACGACCCGGACTCTATATTCTGGAAAGTACGTGCTTTCGTTGATAATCTTCCGGCAGAATTTCTCCACCCCGAAAGTACTTCAGGGCGTAAGTGGGGAACCGTTCCGAATTTATTAAACAACTCTGTAATTAAAGGTGAAATTGGTGATGAGATTGGTCGTGGTGGCCGGGCGGGCTTGTACTTTGTAGATGAGTTCGCACATTTAGAGCACCCAGACATGGCGGAATCCTCGTTATCAGCTACAACGAATTGTCGGATTTACATCTCAACAGTTAACGGAATTGGGAATTTATTTTATCAGCTAAGACAGTTTCTACCTAAAGAACAAATTTTTATATTTGACTGGAAAGATGACCCAAGAAAGCGTCAAAACCCTACCTTACCTCCCGAAGAGGAACCGTGGTATAAAAAGCAAAAAGTTGAGTTATTACCCACAACTTTAGCCTCACAGGTGGATCGTAATTACGCGGCGGCTGTGTCAAACACACTCGTAAACCATAACAAAATTCAAGAGGCAACACTTCGCCGGCCAGGATCTATTATACAACCCGACTCAATTCCGTGGCGGATTGGGGTAGATGCAGCAGGAATGGGAAATGATGAAATTGTAGTATGGGCAAGAAGGGGTCGGTTGTCTATTGAGCCTGAAACATATCGCAAACTCGACGGCGTACAACTTGCTACCATTATTGAATATAAGGTTAAACGCTTACTCAACACCGGCCCTGTGGAGCTTATCGCAATAGAGCGTGACGGCCCCGGCGGATCTGCTGCTGACCAGCTAAAATATGGCCCGTTTAGCTCTATCACACTGGCGGTGCATACCGGGGCGAAGCTTTCTGATGGAAAGAATTACAACTTGCGGGCGTATTTACACAGTCAAGCCGTTGAATACATTGAAGATATGGAAATATCTTTACCAGACAATCCTACCTTTATAGCACAAGCTACCGCTATTCAATTTGAATATAAGGGCGGGCTGCTTTTAATTGAATCAAAAGATGAGTATCGGGCAAGGTTTGCTTTGGGGCGTACTCGGTCGCAGAAAAACGCTTCAAGAAGCCCGGATCACTGGGATGCTTTTGTACTTACATTCGTACCTACGCGGGCAAGACCAATAAAAGCAGTAAATACTGGAATGGAGTTTAAAAGTACGAAGGCCGGTTGGCGTCCTTTAGATGCGGTTATGGGGTATTAGACTTATGAACGACTCCAATTCAACCTTACGCCGGACTTTGGGAAACGAGTTGTTAGATGCTGTTCAACTTCTCTCCGAGTTAGATACTGATGCACTTTTTAATAAAGAATCCCCAACGTATTTTTTAGAGTCTCAGTGGGAGATTCGTGATTTTGAATTACTACTCGATCTTACTGGAAACTTAGATGCACCACTTTAAAGTACCGAGGTAAAAATGGAAACGAAAATCGAAGAAGCTATTAAGCGAGCTAAAACATGTTCGCCGGTTTGCTGTGAACCCGAAAACATACGCTTTACTCTTGCGATGGAAGTTGAAAGGTTACACAAATTACTTGAGATCAGCCTTAAAAACGAAGATCCGCCGGCGAAGCTAGAGATAAGTATTTCTGAGCCAACATACGACGTGCCAGAACCTTATTGGGAAGCGGCGTGAATTAGGAGGTTTTATGCAATTACCAGAGAACGAAAGTCTTACATGCTTAGTTTCTACATTATGCGATGAGCGCAAGCGAGCCATTTCGGGGCGAAAGGAACTTGACCGGATTTGGCAATCAGCTCGTAATCAATACAAAGGTGTAGATGCTTTAAACCGTACAACAACTGAATACGAAAAGGGTGAAACTTTAAATTCTTCAGTAACACCACTCCGAGATAGAGTAGACAACGACCGATCTACAGTTCTTGTAAACATTACTCGCCCTTATACAAACGCCGGCACAGCGCGAGTAGCAGATATTTTGCTACCTACTGGAAAAATGCCGTGGGCTTTGAAAGCTACACCGGTTAGTGATTTGCAAACTGTGCTTGGGATACTTAAAAAATACCCAAATATTATGCAGCAAATTCCGGTTTTTCTACCAGATATTGCTAAGAAGATACAAGATGAGAATAGTGCAGCCGCTGCAATACAGGTAGCTGAGACTATTATTAAAGACTGGCTTAAGGAGTCTGGGTGGGCCGGTGTGGTTAGACGGCAATTGGTTGAATCGGGTATAGTTGGAACGGGTATTATTAAAGGCCCGTTTCCAAAAGAGCGGCGATTAGGCAGCGATACTGCTAAGATTTTAGAATTTATCCCAAACAGTACGGATGAATTCACGGCGGAAATGCTGTTGAAAGAATTAGAAACTATGCTGTTTTATACCCCACAAATTGAGTGTATTAAGGTAGAGAATTGCTACCCTGACCCTGACTGTGGAACAGATATTCAAAACGGTAAATTCTTTTTTGAGAAAATACCAGAGGTTACCAAACGACAGTTGCAAGATATGGCTAAAGATCCCAATTACTTCGCTGATGCTATTAAATTGGCGTTGGAAGAGGGGCCGCAGGATGAAAGCTTTAATAAGCGAAAGGAGTCTAAAAAGCCATACAGTCTTTGGATTAGAACGGGAACTATTGAATGGAAAAATAAAGACGAAGAATGTTCGTTGGGGTTTGGTGTGATAACGATGCTTAATGATCGGATTATCAAAATCGCCCCGTTTCCGTTAGAAACGGAAAAGTTCCCGTATCATCTGGTGTGCTGGGAGCCAAGAGATAATTCCTGGGCAGGAATTGGAATTCCAGAGCAAATGGAGACTCCGCAACGCGGGCTTACAGCGTCTGTTCGGGCTTTAATGGATAATATGGGATATAGTGTTGGGCCGCAGGTACTGGAAATGGATGGCCTTATCGAACCGATTGACGGAGAGGATACGAATTTGCGACCGTATAAGCGGTGGCGAGTGAAATCCGGCTTGCCGGGAATTGATGCGATGACTGAAGCTAAGAATGCGATGGCATTTTTAGAGTTTCCGAATTATTTAAATGACATTATGCCGGTTATTCAATACTGGCTAAAAATGGCAGAGGATACAACGGGATTAAGCTTGTTATTGCAGGGGCAAGCTGTTACGGATGCTGTTGGAGTGTCACAGCAGTTAATGAATAATTCTACCACGAATTTACGACTTATTGTTAAGGAGTGGGATGATAAAACATGTAAACCACTTTTAGAGAATTTTTATGAGTGGGTGCAGCTATACGGGCCGGAGGAGGCACAGGGAGATGCAGTTGTGGAGCCGTTAGGTTCTACTACTCTTATTGTAAAGGAATTACAGCAACAGGCTTTGTTGCAGATTGCGCAGCAAGTTTTGCAGCCGGTTTACGGAATTTCGCCACGTAAGTGGATGCAAGTTTATTTGGAAGGCTTCCAGATTGATATTGAATCCTTAGCTCTTACCGACGAGGAACGGCAAAGATTAGAGGCGGCTGAGCAGCAGCCAGATCCCAAAGTAATAGTTGCACAGATCGAAGCACAAGCTGAAGTTTATAAGGCGGATCTTAAGAAAGAAGTTGATAATCTTAAGTTAGCTTTAGAGGCTCAGTTTAAACGACTGTCGTTGGAACAGGCACAGGCTGAGGTACAGATTAAATCTGATACAGCGTTGGCACAAAAAGATATGGACGTTAACAAAAAAAGACTCGAAGACTTACCTGGAGCTGAATCAGGTTCGCCGGCGAAAGTTCCTACGCCAGAAATAGATGTTAAAGCAGCGCTTAGTACATTGGGGTTACAATGAAAGATGTATTAGTGCAAGTTTATGGAACTTGGTATATTGATCCTATGCGTTTTTTGCAATTTTTAGTGGAACGTGCTAGTCTGGTTACAGAAAGAATTGCTGTACCAGGCACTGACCTCTTAACTACAGAGGCTCTTAGGGGCCGCAGAGCAGAGTTACACACCCTGATACAACAATTAACGGAAAATATAAAATGACTGATCCCAACGAATTGGAATATGAAGATGCAAATTTAACTCCTGATGAATCGGAGTTAGAAGAGGTTTCTCCGTTTTTACGTGATCTTTCAGAGGATGATGTTTATTCTAGACTTCAACGTGTATCAGAATTTCCTGAACACATTAACGGAATTGAGTCTCGTTTTAATGGAAACTTATCCCAACTGCAAGAACGGCTAGTTGGAATAGAGAAATCTTTAGGGTCAAGAACGTCTTTTAATGCTGACAAGCTTAAAAAGGTTCTGGAAGATTACGACCCGAAGTTGGCTGAAATACTAATCCCGGCTTTGTCTGAAGCAATTCAGGTATCTTCTTTAGACGAAGCGACTCTTCGGCCATATCTTGAACCAGTGTCAAATAAGTTAACTGAAGCTTTTGGACAGCAGTTGGTATTATCGGTTTTCCCTCCCGAAACGCTGGAGGAAATTATACCTCCAGTACAAAACGGGAAATTTGCGCCAGAGGGACAACGGCACAAAGATTTCATTGAATGGTACTCTCAACAGGGCTACCAGACTCAACAAGCTTTATTAAGCTTTGGTGCTCCATACGTCAACGCGCTTCGTAAATTTGAGGCATGGGAGCAGGGTAAAAAACAGGAAAAGACGAGAAGTGCTAGTAATAAATCTTCTCGGCTGGCTCAGGGGCAAGTCCCGACAAGCCAATCTCGACGTACTAGAGATGCTGGATCGCAATCCTCACAGGATGCGTTCTTGGCTGCATTCGAAGAAGTTGCCTCAGAGGGTAGATAAAAATGGCTGGCATGAATTATGGTACGCAAGTTGGTCGCTTAGAAAAATATAAGGGACGAATCCTTGCTAAAGCCCAAACAAAAGAAATGCTTACAAAGCTCGGCGCGATGGAGCCGTTTCCGCAGAACGTATCTCAAACTATCGAGTGGATGCGTTTTTTGCCTTACGGTGGCGTTGATAATGAGTGGATGGCAGCAGGTGGTGATACTGCTTTCATCGCTAAGCATGTTATTCAGGAAGGTGTAACTCCATCGCCGGATTCGATTGCGTGGACTACAGTTTCCACCACGTTGCAAGAAATCGGCTGCTTGTATAGCTATTCTAACAAGCTGCGTTACTTGCACGAAGAGGGTGTGACTATCCCTCGCGAGATGGAAGATCAAGCCGCTACTCGTATCGCACTTTGCCGCGAAATGATGGTGTATGGTGAGCTTAAGTCTTGCACTAACGACTTTTTCGGTGGTACTGGTACTACTGTTGGTACTGTAAACGGCCCGCCGACTAAGGCTCTGTTCCAGAATATTTCACGGGCGTTGCTTGGTAAACATGGTACTACCATTAACAAGCTGCTTAAGTCCGGGCCTGATTTCGGTATGCAGTCGGTTAATGCTTCTTGGCCGGTTTACTGTCATACTGATATGGAAAAGACTTTCGAGAATATTTCTGGATTTACCAAGGTTCAAGACTACGGCTCAAACCAATTGCTTGATCCTGAGTTTGAGATTGGTGCGCTTGGTCGGTTTAGGATTATTGTCAATCCTATTCTTACTTATCGTCCAGGTGCTGGAGCGTTGGTTGGTGCGGCGGTAGGCGGGTTTACTCCGAAGTCCAACGGCGGAACTAATATCGACGTTTACCCGCTGGTTATTATGGGTCGCGGTAATAGTGGTGGTGATGCGTTTGGCCAAGTTCCGCTGCGTGGCTTTAGTAGTATTGATGCAAATCATTTCCCACCGTCCGAGAAATCTAAGGTAGATCCACTCGGCCAGCGGGGCTATGTAAGTGCGATGACCTGGCAAGCGCAAGCTATTCTTAACGATGATTGGATGGCTATTGCTTGGGTCGGAACGGAAGCGTAAGTTTACGATGGTAGGGGACTTGCAGGGTACAATGAAAACTCTTGTACCCTGCCTTTTTTGGAGGTAGAAAATGAGCGGTGATCTTAATGAATTGGCTCGCTTTATCAGTGCCCCTGGCGCCAACGCACTTAAAGCCCTTTTATCATCGAAAGGTTTTGTTTCGGTTCCGTTGGGAGCTGTTACGCAAGAAGACGGTACAGCACTTTTAAAGCAAGCAACTACGGTAGCGGGCTATGCGCAGCTATCGAACAAAGAAACGGTTATCAACATTCCGGTTAATTGCTCAGCCGGTGAAGCGCTTGGATTTGTCGTTCCAGTTCCTATTGACTTGGATGTGAATCTTCCTGTGGAAGTGCATGTTCTGGTTGGTAAGGCGGCGGATAACGACGAGCTTACGCTAGACTGTGAAGTCTATCTAGTCGGGGCTGGTGATGTTGGTAATTCGGATATTCAGCAAACAGCAGCACAAACTATTGTAGCGGCTGGTACTGATTTAGTATTTGTTTGTGGCGTACCTGCTTTATTTACTAGGGGCGGGCTATCTGTTGTACTGACGCTTGGCGGTACAAACGATGGAGACGCAACGTATATTTATAGCGTTTGGCTTGAATACACTAAGCGCTTGCTTAACGAATAAGGTGATTTATGGCTAATGCAAGTTATTTGAAAAAGTTTGATCCGATTCAAGAAAGCGGCCGTTATTCTTACGGAATCCGAACTGGAGTACGGACTGCGGCTGATTTTACGATTGATCTAGGATTTCGCCCGACTAAGATCCGGGTAGTTAATCTGACAGATAGGATCGAAGCTACGCACTACGTTGACCCCTCGCCGGTTACTGGTACAACGACTTATGGGTTGGACGCTGGTGCAAATGCGAAGTCTTTGGTAACGGTTGCTGCCGGTACTCGTACTTATGAAGCGGCAGGTATTTCGCTGACGAGTGACGGTATGGGATTTATTATTGATGTTTCGGTTAAGACGCTTGAAACGGATGACGATGATACCCTTTGGGAGGCATGGGGTTAATTAATTAACTTAATAATATGTGTCTAGGGTCATTCCCAAAAACCAGAAACTGTACTGGCTGACACATGTTATTAATAAAGAAAGCTTAAGTTTTTGGTAATTTTCACCTCATGGCAATACGAAATTAACGGATGGTTTCGTATTTACGAATACCCATAATGAATTAAGACTCTAACCCCAAAACTTAAAGGAGGCGGGAAGCGAACTCCCGCTAATAAAAATGGCAACACACGTAGCAAAAAACGAAAATACTGATCCAATTTTAACTGGTAAGTATGCACAGACTGAGGAAGATTCTTTTGAGTCGCCGATTGTAATTGTTGAGAATGAAGCTTCAAATAGTTACGCTCAGGATTTGGCCTTTATGGCTGAGCCAGTTGAGGTAATGATTTTACCCTCACACGACAAAAACGACTCAACCCGTTTGGTAAGTATTTCTGTAAATGGTAAGAGTTATTATATGCTTCGCGGTGAATGGCAAGTTGTTCCACGCTTTGTTCTTGAGATTATTGTGAGAGCTAAGCGGGAGAGTTGGCAATTTGGCTATCGTAAGGCTGCTGATGGAAGTACGTTTGAAACCTCTAATTCGTACAATATTTTAAGATACCCTCATCATTACCGTGACAAAAATCCTAAGGGACAAGCATGGTATGATTCTATTAAAGACCAAGTAGTTTAAGGGCTTTGCAATGACTGCTGCGGAAATGGTTGTGAAGTTAAGACTTGCAATGGGCGATGAGGTAGAGCCTTATGTAGTCTCTACTCAGACCATTTTCGAGTGGCTTTCGGATGCTTATTTGCGTATTCAAATAGAGTACGATCAATGGAAATTCTTTCACAGCCGGGGTTTAATACTAACAACGGTTATCGGAAAGGCTGAATACGAACTTGATAATGTTAAAGAAATTTCTAAAAATTCAGTATATTGTAATAAAGTAGGGGAATCGGCGAGATTCCCTATGTTTTTTTATGAATATGGTAATTGGGTTGATGATGAGCAAGTTAATTTACAAATGGATGGAACGCCGCGTTATTTCATATCATTACCTAATGGTAATTACCGGATAGAGCCAGACCCCACAGAAGTATGGCAGGTTTGGGGTGATGTGTGGTACAAGCCGGCGGGCTTTGAGAGCTTAACAGATGAGCCAATATGGGCTGAGAAATATCATTCGTTGGTTGTATGGGAGGCTTTAAAAGTTGCATCGTTGGAATGGCCTGATAGTAAGAAAACTCAACGAATGCAAGCTAATCTTACAGTTAATTTAGTACCCATGCGCCGTGCTTTTAATTACGAATATTTAGAGTCGAAAGGTAGTGCGAGGGCTATGTTATGAACACTACGGAATTAATTGCAGCTGTTCGCACTCGGTTCGATGATTTAGCTACACCATATTTAGTTTCTGATGCGACTATTTTAGCACAGGCTACATTGGCAGAGTCGGAGTTTGCTAAAAGTACATTAGCTCTTTATGATATTTCTACAGCTAGTGTAACCGCCGGTGATGTTTGGCTATCACTACCCAGTAATATGTTTGTATTGAAGTCTGTTATACTTAATGGAAATCAGTTAAGACCTATTAGTGTTAGTGAATTGGATTTTGGGTATTTTACGTTTAGTAATAAAGAAAATTCTCAACGATTCTCTAATTGGCGATCAGCGACTGGAACACCGAGGTTTGTAGTTACTGATATGTATTCTAATCAGGTTAGGTTTGTACCATATCCAAGTACAGACTGTACTGTTGATATAGAAGGATATGTTACTTCGTTGAGTTTGACGCTTCCTACTGGAATACCTCCAGTTGGAGTTGACCCGCAGATTCCAGAAGCATACCATGAGTTATTGTTAATTGGAACTTTGTTTCGGTTAAATATGCAAACGGACATTGATACTTTTAACCAAGGCAAGGCACAGCTTTATAGTACAGTATGGTATCAAGGAATAGCTGAAGCACAAAACAATTTGCGTACAAGTCTTCGGCGGCAATTAAGATTAATGGAATTGCCGAGGAGTTTTTTGTTTGATACGGGAAGTATTAAGCAAGAAAGTGGTAACGAGCAGGCTGTTAAATAATGAAAGGTACATTACAAAAAAAGGTTGAGCCGTGCTCGTTTCTTTGCTCACCGTGCTTACATTTTCGGGACGATGACCCTGATATTTTCTATTGTAGTTATCAAAAAGAAGAGTTCCCAAATTTATGCAAAGATTACCAGCAATCGGCGACAATCTCAGATGCACGTAATGAATGGGGTTCGTTAAATGAGCAGCTTTGATCTGGATGTGATGGCGCTGACTGTGTGGGCGGAAGCCCGTGGTGAGTCGGTTAAAGGTCAAGTCGCCGTCGCTTGGGTGATTAAAAACCGTTGGATGAATCCTCGCTGGTGGAGTCGGAATAAAGACGAGATTCCTGATGATACGATTGCGGCAGTGTGTAAAGACCCGTGGCAGTTTAGCTGTTGGAACCCGAACGATCCTAATCGCTCACGACTTGATAATCCTAAAACCCTCCAAGATTCTGCCGTGCAAGCGATTCGTCGGCTATGTGAGATGGTTTTACGAGATGAGATTTCCGATCCAACTAACCGCGCTGATCATTATTGCGTCACTAAAATTGCCCGACACACAAATTGGGCGCGTGGTCGTAAGTCGGTGGC